AGATATGCACACAGGCTCATCAGTGTGGTGTCGCTCATATTATCGACCTGGTACTAGAGAGGCCACGCATAACCCATTGGAGAGCCTCAACATCACAAGTGGTGTGTGCCTCATCGATGAGTGCCAGACCCTCACAGCAGAGGTGGCACACAAAGCACTAGGACGCTTGAGGGCAGGCCCCTCACCTATCCTCATACTAGTAGGCCTACCTGTGGCAGATGCATGGTGGTGCTCGATGGCTGAGCAGGCAGGCTATGATCCTCTATTGTTCACCTCATATGTAAATCAAGCGAACCTATCAGAGGCATGGTTTGAGGCCACTAAACTGCTGCCACAATCTGAGCGTGAGGCTATGGTGATGAATAAACCTGCACCTCCTACAGGCCTCATTTATTCTGAGTTTACTGAGTCGCATGTGATTGAGGGCTGGCAATATGATGAGAGTATGACTGCGCGTATTGCTATTGATTGGGGATTTAGAAAGCCCTCAGTTTTAATCATGGCCTATGATGAGAGGCTACAGGCCTCAGTGATCTGCCATGAGATCAACCCTGCTGAGGTCACCACATCACAGCTAGCTGAGATGATTCTCAGTATAGCATGGCCACGCTCACTGCGAGCACAAGCACCAGGCCCACGCATATGGCTAGATGATGGGGTGGCAGATAAAGCAGGCAAGGCACGCAATGACCAAACAGGGGCCTCAGCATTTAGAGCCATGAGAGCACCACCACCTGCAGGGCTAGGCATGCCACTACGCAACACATCAGACCCCATCAGAGTAGATATCCTCAATGGCATTCAACGCCTCAAACGCGCTTTCTCATCTAGGCGTTATCTCATCACTGCTGAGGTGTGGCAACGTGGTGAGCGTGCCAGAGGTAACAGCCTCAGAAAAGCTCTGCTCAGTTATTCATGGGATAATGACGAAAAGCCCAAAAAGGACGGGCGAGAGGATCCTCTAGACGCGCTCAGATATGACTGCATTATGTTTAACTGGCATGAAACAATTATTGACTCAAAACAATATCAACCAAGGTTAAAGCGCAACGGGGGCAGCAGGCGTGTGCAGGTAGGCAGCTCAAGCAGGAGGACATTTTGATTATTCATGGTGATAGCATTGAGAAGCTCAAAGAACTTGAACCCAATAGTATTGAGGCCCTTGTCACAGATCCACCTTATGGGCTAGGTGATACCTCGCCCACAGCTGTGGCTGAGTGTCTTAATTCTTGGCTCAGTGGCTCAACTTATAATCCAAAGGGCTCAGGCTTTATGAATAAAGCATGGGATAAATGGGTGCCTGATCCTGCGCTATGGCGTGAGGTTTATAGAGTGTTAAAGCCAGGTGCTCATGGGCTTGTTTTTAGTGGCTCACGCACTGAGGACTTGATGAGCATTTCACTGAGGCTGAGCGGCTTTGAGGTGAGAGATAGATTAGTTTGGCTCTATAGCAGTGGCTTTCCAAAGTCTCATAATGTGGCTTTAAGCATTGATAAACATCATGGTCATCCCAATAGAGGACGCGCCATACCCACTGCATCACGTTATCAAGCTAGTGATGTCGAGCAGCTCAATAAACTGACATCTAATAAAATAGATAAATATGAGCCTAGGGAAGCAGAATCAGAAAAGTGGCAGGGGTGGGGAACTGCTCTCAAGCCTGCTTATGAGCCTATTATTTTAATCAGAAAACCTCTGTTGGGCACTGTGGCTCAGAATACTTTGAGCCATGGCTGTGGTGCTATTAATATCGATTCATGCAGAATTGATACTGAAGACGATTTAGGAAGGTTGAACAAAATTGATGGTGGTATATTTGCAGTAGGTAATGGGGCAAGCAGTGCATATTTACGAAAGCAGGCGGGGCTTGATCAATTGGGCAGATGGCCTGCAAACATCATCCTAGATGAGGTTTCTGCAGATATGCTTGGAGGGGCTAGTAGATACTTTTACACCACTAAAGCGAATAAGAAAGAACGCGAGGCAGGGCTTGACTATCCTACCAATCACTCTATGCGTGCAAATCATCACCCTACCGTGAAGCCTATTGATCTCATGCGCTATCTTTGCAGGCTTATCACTCCACTCGATGGCACTGTGCTTGATCCATTTGCAGGGTCAGGCACTACACTCTGTGCAGCTGCGCTTGAGGGGTTCAATGTGCTAGGTGTTGAGCGTGAGCTTGAGTATGTTAGGATTGCCGAGGCTAGGCTTGCTCATTGGTCAGGTGGTGCATATGAACCCTCAACACCTACAGACACTAAACCCACAATCAAAACAGGTGATCAGCTCAATCTGTTCTGAGGTGAGTGATGCAATACACTGAGCGCTATCTTACAATAGTGCTGCTCGACCTCATAGGTAGCACAGCATTTGTGCAGAGAGCAGGAGCTCTGCAAGGTGCAAAGTGGTTGCAGTATCATGACAGACTAGCACGCTCATTAGTTTACAAATTTGATGGGCGTGAGATAGATAGGTCTGATGGCTTTTTGCTGAGCTTTGATCGACCTGTAGATGCTGTTAATTTTGCCCTCATCTATCAGCAGAGCATACCTGAGAAAACCAAACTGCATGCACGCATTGGTGTGCACTATGGTAAAATAGTTGAGGTGCAACAGGATGAGCTGAGTGTGATGGCAGGCGCGAAAAGTGTTGAGCTTGAGGGCATAGCTAAAAACATTGCAGCACGCACTATGAGTCTATGTGGTGCAGGGCAGGTACTTCTGACTGCTGAGGCCATGAGGGCTGTTAAAGGGCGAACTAATGGTTTTACACCTAGAGGCACACGCTATGCTTTAGCAGGTGAGTATAGATTTAAGGGTGTGCGTGAGCCTCAGCTCATCTATACTGTGGGCGCTACCATTGAATCATTACAGCCACCACCATCATCTGAGAAGGTTAAGCGCTTAGCAGGCCCTAAAAAAATCAGATCACGCTTGAGAGATCGAGCAATGAAAGAGTGGCTATGGTGGTTTACTAAAAACCTAGCTCTGATCATCCTTGCATGGTGGATCAGTATATTAGCCCCCATTATTATTGATCCTCATGCTAGGCTAATGAATGGCCTAACATGGCTAGACCCTATCATCTACATCATCACAGAGATATTGCCAGAGCTACCATGAGCGACAAACAGCCAAAGCCACAGACTCAGAGCCACAAAGAATTTACACAGACAGAGAAAGCGCGCAGGGGTTGGTGGTTTAGTGTCGTATTTCTCTGCATGGTGGTGGGCCTCATCCTATTTCTCACCTATGTAAAAATAGTAGATGAGAATCGTGATGTGTTGATTGGCATACTAGGTGTGATCACAGGCAGTATCTCATCTATGATGGCCATAGCCTCAGGGCGTGACCCCTCAGAGGTTGAGGAGCTCAAAGACAAACTCGCATCAGCGAACTCAGACAGAGAGGCACTGATTGCTAGGTTGAGAGATGCACAAATACAGATGCAGATTAAGCATGATCACCTGCTAACATTACAAACCACCATCATTGAAAAGCTCAGCATGCTCAGTGGCTCACCTGTAACACCACCCACAGAGGATGAGGTGAGCCTGCATCCTGATGTGCAGAGATGGACATAAGGCGCTCATGGCCCTTGTATCACAGCCAGCTGTGTGTTTGTGGTTAATGCGTTTTGTTCTATTGCATACCATGAGCATGCTGATACTAACTCAGCGCTTATTTGAGTGCAATATAACCATATTGATAAAATCTATGATCTCGCATATGATAAATGCTAAACAGAGTTATAGTGCGCAAATAGATGAGCAGGGATGCCATGAATACAGATGAGCGAAACCCACGCCACATGAGAGCAATAGCCCCACGCTTTGGCGTGCGCGGTATCACTGGCACTCAGCTCAGTGGTGGCACTATCACAGGCAAAGAGCAAAACCCACAGCTCACAGGCCTCTCATGGGTGAATGAGGCTGAGGAGATGCTGAGGACTGATCCTATTGTCAGGCGCTCATGGCATATGCTGAGGCAAACACTGCTCAGCGCATCATGGCGTTTTGAGCCTGGTATTGAGGGTGATGCTGTTGCTGATGAGCTAGCACGCTTTGCAAATGAAGCCTATGGTTTTGATGGCTATGCAGGGCAGATGTCTCTGAGCTTTGAGGAGCAGCTCACATATCTATTTGAGTTTATCCCCTTGGGTTATAGATACGCTGAGGAGGTCTATAGAGTAGGGCCCGATAGTGAGGGGCGCATCAGAGTTTGGCTAGATCAATATGCAGACCGTGAGCCATCAGCGCATAATAGGTGGCTCAGCCGTGACTCTCAGCAGCTCGATGGCGTGATGCAGAATATTGTGGGCTCATCAGTAGCACCTGAGCCCATACCATCAAATAAATTGCTACTACTCACGCTCAATAAAACAGGCTCAAACTTTGAGGGCGTGGGCATGTTGCGCCCTGTGTGGTGGTGGTGGCGCACCAAGCAACGCGCATCAAATCTCATGTGTGTGGGGCTCGACAGATGGGCAGTACCTACACCTAAAATAACTGTAGACAGATCACAGGCTGAGGCATTGGGCCTCACTGATGCTGATATTACTGCCATGATCGATGATGCAGAGGCTCAAGCGCAGGCTTTCCTCAGCACAGAGCAAAGTTATCTAGTAGAGACTGCAGCAGTAAAGTTTGATTCATATGCTCAACAGCCTAACCTATATGCGCAGGGGCCTCTAGATATTATCAGTAAATGTGATTCTCAGATTGCTTCTGCTTTTCTCACTCAGTTTGCAGACCTAGGCAACACTGAGACAGGTGCACGCTCAGTGGGTGAGATTCATCTCAGCGTGTTTAGGCGTGCGGCTATCAATCTGTGTGATTTGGTAGCCTCTCAGATTAGTGGCGTTGATCGCAGAGGTGGTGGCACTATTGGGCGTTTAGTGCGTTGGAACTATGGCGCTATAGACCCATCAAAATTACCACGCCTAACACACACAGGCCTAGATAC